AGACACTATTATCGATACTGGTGATGCTGATGCCATGTTTATTACTATGGGTCTCTACGAGTGCGATGATGGCGGCATCTACAAAGAATTAGTAAAACAAAGCGATGTTTTGGTTAACCCGGACGATTTTGACTGGACTTCTATTGAACTGCCCGCAGACCTTACAAACTGGTTCGCATGGGTAAAGAGTTTGTGGAAACTGGTCGCTGGACTATTCAATTACCTTAAGCAGGACGACCTGTTAGGCGAATTCAGTTTATCTTTACCGCTTGTTAAAGCGGCTCTAGATACCGGATGGGACGGCTTTAGGGAAATCAGATTCAAGAAATACGGTGGTGACTATCGTGTGGCCTTGAACATCGAAGTACTAGAGGATTAAAATGAAGGTAAAAGAATTAATTGCAGCTTTAAAAGCTGCTGACCCTACGGGAGATTGTGAAGTTGTCACTAACACTGCTCCATATTGGGTATCGAGGAACGACATAGGTAAAATGTCTATGATTGCAGGAGCAGATAAAGTAAAGGGCCCATACAAAGGCCCGGCGCTCTGCAAGGAAACCGAACAAACATATGTCATAACTGATAGTGATGATAAAGTAATTATAGATATTCTACAGTTAGAAACAGTAATGCATAATAACCCAGGTATTTTCGTCTACGTTGAGACAAGAGATCCTGCTAGTGAAACTTTCCTATCCGAACGAGTTAAAGAATTACGCAATAGGTGTATAGATTATCGCACTAGGGTATCCCCTCCAACTAGTAAAATAAATGAACAGCTAAGTAAGCCTAATCGACCATGGCCACACAAAGAAGGTTAAAATGAATAAACCATTCCAGATTACAATTCCGGCAGACGTATTAGTTGAAAAGGTAAATTCTTATCCTATGGTACTATGGGTCAAGCTAGATGCAGCAACAGATGACTTTATTGGTCTATATACAACAGAAGAAATGGAACACTGTTGTGAAGTAGAAATCATAGACAAGCTGGTTCCAAAGTGGGAAAAGGTAGAACTTACTTTAGCAGACCTCCTACAAAGGGGAACGGACGATGAGGATTAAAGACGAACATAAGAGCAATCTAGAGAATGCCATCAACACCTGGGGCCTAGACGCTCAGCTTGCTATGGCCCAAGAAGAGTGTGCTGAACTTATAGTAGATATAAGCCATGTATTCCGTAGACGCAAAGACATAGATGACCTGGCAGAAGAGGTAGCAGACGTGTATTGCATGCTACGACAACTAGAACTGGCCATAGGCGAAGATAAGGTCCAGGCCCAAATAGATTTCAAAATGGATAGACTTCAAAAGCGATTGGATAAAAAATAATGGCACGGGCTAGAAAAACCAATAAGCTTGAGCAAGGCTCAAGGGGGATAACTAAGCCTACCCCTTGTCCTAAATGTAAACATCCTATGGTATCCCGTATTAAACATGAATATGTCATTAATGAATGTATGAATTGTGGTAAGGTAGCTAGAATTGAGATAGCACATGATTAGCATGGCAGCTATTTGGTATCTTTTAAAGGTACTATTTATGTTCAGTCCGTCAATACCTATGATTTATGTAGTTATGTACTTAGAAGATGAAAGAAAGGCGCTTATACACAGAAATTATATTAGAGAATGTGGTTATAAGGAACTAAGAGGATGGGAAGCATTACTAGAACAGCAAAGCATAATACAGAAACGGCTGTAGAACGTAGAACCACCAGGATGGCCTATGAAAGAGAGATTGATAGGCTCCGAGGATGGTTTACTTTGCTAAAAGACCATACACTAGATGGGTCTATATTAGCTCTTATTGATTTAGCTTTAGACGGTAAGAAGCCCCTATCTAACGATTTTAAGAAGGACAAAACACATGACTATGATGAAGTGCAAACATTGTGGCGGGACACCGATAAAATCTAAGCATGGTATGGTATACGTAGCTAAGTGTACTGAGTGTGGTTACAAGATAGTTCACATTGAAGAAACAGCAATGGTAGTTAAGGAACGAATCAAGTTAGAGAAGGCTTGGAACTTTGATCAAATAATGCCTATAAGGCCGCCTACGAGGAGATATTTCACATGATAGGAGATAGACCTCCAACATTCGAAACTCTTATTGACGGGCCTCCTGACGCCCACAAGCTTATTGCTTTGATAGATCGGCTAGCCTTTAATCTCTATGTCATTCAGATATTGTCTGAAGACACTATTAAGATGGATGTTTCTTATTGGGACGTATTATATAAAATAAACTGCTTATCAAAGGCTGCACTAGATGTCACAAAAAGATGATAAGTCCATATTGGAAGAGGTTCTCTTGGGTTTGTTTCTTGGTATTTACCTGCCTTTTATATATTTATTGGCCGCTATTGGGAGAATTCTAGGCGAAGTCTTAGGTGAAGATTTTATATAGCCCCGCCAAAAAAATTTAAGGCCCCCGAAAAAAAAGCGTAAGGCGTTTAAATCTTTTGGGGGTAGACAACACCCCTAATTTTACTAACATTCTATTATCTTCCATTTCAATCTTCCCCTTTATTTATAGTATCTTAGTTGACTTTTAACTTAATGTGTCTTATTATTAAGTGAGAGTATCTAGGCTATAAGTAATATTGGTCTTGGTATTTAATAACTTATAACATGAGGTAAGACATATGAGTCGCGTAGTAACGATGGTTGTCTTGCTTGTAATAACCTCGGTATTTATGTCGTGTTCACATGAGCCTAATAAGGTAGAGACGAAACACAAACGGGCTATATTACAAGATAAAGAAATATTACAAAGCAAAAAAAACCATAATGTCAAGAAAAATCGAAAAGTCAAGAAACCCCCAGTAACAACCAAAGAACAAGCTGAGAATACCCGATTGGTAAATGGTATCATGGTTTTAAGGGGTTACTTCAGACATGTCAATGTAGCTTATGCAAAACGTTTAGTGAAGGAAGCTAGAGAAGTCCTTGCTATGCCTGGCAATTCCTGGATGCCTATACATGATTTAATTGGATTGGCTATTAATGAATCTGATTTAAGGGTATCTTTAGAAACAGGACCTTACTATAGAGCCGATTGTGGTATTACTCAAAACCACACTCCTTTATTCGAACGTAGCGGCAAAAAGAGACGAGAGTTGTGTGAAAGATTAAAGAAATCAACTAAACTAAGTTTCATCTATGCCATGAAAGAAATGAATATAGTGAAGAAACAAATCTGTTCTAGGTATTACCGTAAACCAGTAAAACGTAAAAAAGAAAGTCAAAAACGTTTTGACCGTCGTATGAAAAGATATCAATCAAAATGGTACAGGTGTTTGTTTAACACCTACAACCAAGGTCCTAGATTTCTAAGATTGTCTTGTGAACAAAGAATCAACAAGAAAAAATATACTAAATCGGAATATAGACGAAGGTTGTATCGATGTAAACATAGGGGTCGATACTGGATTAGGTCACTTTGTTTTGCTACTGGGGTAACTCTTTCAAAGAAACCTAGTAAACCATGTAGATGGGCGTGGAGTGAACAATGGATCAACAGGGTCTATGGGATAAGGTAAATGTAATGAGCATAGAACAAAAAGCTTCGATAGTGACTTTAGGCATGTCCGTACTCGCTATAGCTTTTCTTGTGGTTATACTAGTGCTATAGGGGTAGTACATGTTTGAAGGTATATTTATTCTAGTGCTAATTGCAGCGGTTGTTTTTTCGGTTTTTACGCTGCTTAACCATTTTTTTAAGGGGAAGAAGAGGGTGGTCCAAGCGGACTCTGAAAACGATGCAGTAGGTTCTCTTGAAGAATATAAATTTAAATACCGCAACATTAAGGATGATTAAATGGAGCTATACGGGAGTGTCGCTGTAACTAGGTATACTTTCGATAGGTGGTATTTGGAAATGCCAGAGTTTTGGTGTAAGGACGAGACGTTTGTAAAAACACACCCATACGCCAACAACCCTGACCAGGGATGGGGCGGGATAGATACCGACCTGTTTGATTTTTATAAATTAGATATTGAATGGATGAAATTTGAAAAGGTATTTGATCTGAGAAGTGGAAATTGGAGAGAAAGACTATCTACCTTTATCATGTGGTATGGGAATGGATGGGTAAGTCCAGGCGGTTTATGGCAAGATACTTCTCCGTTAGAGCATATACTTTTTTTAGGAAATTACAATGTATTAGCTACCCGCGGTTATAGGTGGGTTGTTTTAAATCATGGACCAAATAATGATGGTGAATTTGTAGAGATTTGGTATTATATCAGCCAGACTGAAGGCCCTGATAAGCATTACACTATGACAAAGATTGATAATAAGGAGTTTTTATAAAATGGCAAAAAAATATTATGATTGTATTCACTGTGGTATGAAACCATTTCCGATTTGTCCGGAGTGTGATGGTTATTGGAGCGGTGGGTTCCATGAGGGTAGCGCAAGTTGTAATGTTTGTGGCTACAAACCTACCTCGGATGAATTAGGGATTATTGTGAATACATCTAAAATTTATAATGAACAGGAAAAGTTAAAAAAGGAACTTGGTGCAGAACCGACCCCACTTGAAAAAGATGCCCAATTGCTTTATAATAAGCTTCATAGTCATTTGATTGATAGCTTAGCAACAGCAGATGGTAGCAGTGTACTTAATCTCGTACAAGCATTGAGTTTAGCTAAAAAAGAATTAGAGAAGGGCGCCAAGTAAAGGAGCATTACCATGAACATTCCTTACGACAATCTCGATTTTGGGCCTGTAATACTAACTTACACGTTCAAACCTGGTCAAACAATGCCAGAAGTTGGGGAGGTTATGGAGGACGAAAGGTGCTCCATGGTAGTAACCGAGTCTAACAAAGAACATAACTTTGTTAAGGTTTTACTAACCACCACTGAAACTGTATCTTCCCGTATGGAAAGGTATAAGGTGGAGGTGGAGACTTGCATGGAATATATAGCTGAGATGCTTTATAAACGTACAACAAGCGGTATGGTATCCCTCATTGGATGGGGAAACTTAACCGAGGAGACTAAAGAGCCGTATATGGAATTAGCAAAGGACATCTTTCTAAAAATTGATGGAGATGGACTGCTTATCTTAAAGTACGAGGAAAGTCTTAAATAAATATCTTCGTACTTGATTTTTTGTTGTTTTAACATTTTGCTTGTGTACACATATAAATACTACAGGAGATAACAATGCTACACGTTAAACCTAGTGGGTATGATCGTCAAGAACTAATTTACATCCCTATGGGAGCAGAGAAGGGTGATTGTCCCTACTGTTATACAGGAGTACTTAGAAGGGAGGACGAAGTCCAAGATGTATTTAACTGTAAAGAAGGTTATATATGTGCAGAGTGTGGCACTGTATTTTTAGAATTAGGCAACAGATACTATGGCCGAGTAGCTGTTTGGAGTGGCCTAAAAATAAGACATAAACGAAGGCATTAATAAACATGAGAGTATTTGACGTAGAGATTTTATCACATGATGAGGACACTGGTGTCTTTACAGTGAGTTATTGCGTTGACAAAGGGACAGGGGTGATTCGCCGTAGTGTGGCAACATACTCCGGCGGTCACCTATCCCGTGACAACGATAAACCAGAAATTACTAAAGAAGTAGAACGACTACTTCGGTATAGATAAAAATTTAATAATTAGGAGAAGATAGATGTTTTGTTCGTCTTGCAATGAGGAAATGACTCCTCTGAAAGGCTCAATTTGTGCATCGGGTGTTAATACCTGTTGTATACCATGTTGGAGTTGTCATAGTTGTGGAAGTGTCTCATATTTACATACAGAGAAAGAATTTGATTTGTGGATTTCAGAATATACAAACGGTATATATGTTGACCCTAATGAAGATTTAGGACTATTCAACGATGTAGATAGTGAGTCACTAAAAATTATAAATAATGATTAAAATAAAGGACTTACAGCAATTTGAGAAAGAGATAAAGAAGGATAACAAATTTTGTTTACTATTTGGTAGGGATAAGTCTCCCACTTGTCTTGTGATGAAGACAGTGTTGAATGAGATTGGAAGAAAAAGAGACTACAAGTGTTTATATTTGGATATGTCGATACAGCAATTTCATAAATTAGTATTAGAATATGATGTAGGGCCGCTCCCTAAATTCGTGTTTTTAAGTGATGATGAGATTATGTATGAAGGTATTGGTACTGAGCCTAAACGTAGTATAGAAAAGAGACTTAAAGCATTGGAGGCTTAGATGAGCATTCTGAAAGATTTTTTGAAGGGACTTATAGCTAAGGGGCAGATTAATGACCCAAACGGTCCTATGACAGAAGAAGAGCTTCTTAAAGCAATTGACGACTTACCTGGTGAAGAATTAGTAGATGAAGAAACAGTAACAGAAACTGCCTGGTATGAAGGGGCTAATTGGGTTAAAGTACCAAGGTCAAAATGCTGGTCAGAGTTCAAATATATAGGTAAACCTGAATTTAGAGGATTACCAGAAATGGACACAGATGATAGAGTATACTTCACAATCCCATGTGGGTTTGAGTGGGGCCAGACAGTTAAGTTTTGGTTTCTGACATTCCCCGCTAATTGTGACGACGAAGAAATTAAGGATTTCTTTACTATTGTAAATCCTATGGAAGCGTAGTTAGGAGTTTTAAAATGTCAAAAGTGGTTTATTTAGCTGGTGGAATGGAATATGCCAGCGATGGCAAATCTTGGAGAGACAAGACTGTAAAAGTGCTAAAAGAGCACAGTATTGCTTCATGGGAGCCCTACGAGCAAGAAGCAAAGCTTTTCAATAGTGAAAAGCAACCCGCCAAACTAATCAAAACACTAGATAAGACCAAAGACTTCCAAGAACTTAGAAGCATGATGAGAAGCATTGTGAAGCTAGATTTGGGTGTAGTGCGGGATGAAATAAATGCTTTAATGGTTAAGTATGATGAGTCGGTATTAAAGGGTGCGGGTACCCATGCGGAAATGAGCATGGCTGCTTTTACTGGTCATCCTGTATTCGTATGGATGCCTGACTTAAAAATGGACCGTGTACCAACTTGGATTATAGGATGTATTACTTTCGTTTCTAGGGATTACGATGAAGTTATAGAACATGTCATAGAATACACTAGACTTGGAAAATAAATGAAACTACCTACTGATTTAATACATAAAATGCAGGGAGATTATATCTCCCTAAAAGTATAAAGATGGTGTTTTCACTTTTGTCAATGTTGATGAAGAAACACTCACTATATTTGTACAGAGCTTTTTAGAGTGGGCCGAAGACAAAGAGCTTGTCGATGAGAACGGCCTACTTGATGTCAATGAAATGAAACAATGGTAGGAGGCGCTGATGATTTTAAAGCGCAAAGAAGGAGACCTGTGCTCAGCGTATAGGCCTCAAACGTTTTCTGATGTAATTGGACAGGTAGCTATAGTTGACAGCCTTAGACAGGCTATAACAAATGTTAATCATGCACAATGCTACCTACTAAGTGGAGAAAGTGGTTGTGGTAAGACAACTATTGCTCGTATTATCGGCATGGCATTGAACTGTGAAAATAAAGACGATAACGGGGACCCGTGTTGTGTATGTGTTAGTTGTAAAAATATAGCCAATAAAAGACATATAGATTTTCATGAAATAAATGCTTCCAGTAAGAATAGTGTCAACGATATTCGTAAGATGGAAGAAGAAATTAGGTCTAGACCATTATTTGGTAAGGTTAAAATGTATGTGTTTGATGAGGCGCATCGTTTGACTTCTGAAGCACAGAATGCCCTTCTTAAAGACACAGAAGATATGCCAAAAGGCGTTTATATTATTCTCTGTAGTACGGAACCTAAGAAGCTTTTGCCTACCCTTAGAAACAGATGTGAAACATATAACTTCAAACTTCTGTCTTCAGAAGATATAAGTAACCTAGTTCAAATAGTGGGTGTATATGAAAACTACTACCCTTCGGAAAGAGTTCTGGATGCGATAGTTGAAGCAAGCGGCAATAGACCTAGAAATGCATTACGTTTCTTACAGCAGGCACTTAATCTTTATCAGAGTTCCGGCTTTATGGATGAAGACAGGGTGTTTAGCATCATAGGAGAAGCAGACGGAGAAGATAAGGATATCATTGAGTTATACAAGTGTATTTTATCAAAAAACCGCTTCTTGGCCAGACGTAGTAGGCGTATACAAAAAAGTAAAAGCAGATAAAGAAGCCATTAGATTGGTCTTGGCTGGTTGCTTTAGGTCAATGTTGGAACGAGCACGGTCCAAGGAACAGGCAGAGAGAGCCTCTAAAGCCTTGGCACTATTTATAGACCCTCTTCCACCGGCAAAGCCAGAAAACAGGCTTATACTAAGTATGTACACTGCATATAGCTTACTGGGGTAACATGTCTGATAGAAAAGACGATATAACATTTAAGGATTGTGAGTACTCGGAAAAATACGACAAAATGGGCGTTACTCCCTTAGAGCTGTTTTCACGACAACAGCAAGTGTGTTATCTTGCTGCAGCTTTTGATAAGGTAGACGGTGTAGAAAGATACGGGGAGTTATACTGTACAGACGGCAAAGAGTATGCTGCTACATCAGATATGCTAAATCCCACTTATGAATGCGCACAGTGTATAACAAAGTTTATGCGGCAAGTGTTTGAAGGGGTTGAAATGACAAAGCAACTTGATAAGATAATAGTGGGTGTTTTAACTAAGATAGGAGAATCTAGAGCATTACAGCAAGGCGACACCGAGCTATATATGTCTAGAGAAACTTTTGATTTTTTAGAATCACATATAGAAGGTACAGCCTTATTTTCCGATGAAACAAAGCCACTTAAAGTGACTGCCTCCGGTGATATCCTTATGTTTGGTTCAAAGGTGACCTTTTTATCAGAAGTAGAAAAAGGCACATTAATGATAGAACCCGGGGGTTTAACTTTCCAGGTGTAAAATGAAATCTCGTCACCTAGAACTGTTCACAGAAATATCAAAAGCATGTGGAGTAAGCGGCTACACAGACGAAGTAGCCGCAATCTTTATGAGAGAGGCGAATAGACTAGGATTACAGTGCAGTAGAGATGCTTTAGGCTCGGTCTCTGCTATAGTTCCTTCCAAAGTTGTAACCAACAATACTAAACACAATGTAATGATTACTGCTCATATAGACCATGTTGGGTACGTCGTTTTAAAAAAAGACAAAAAAACAAACGAACTCAGATTGGCTAAGGTTGGATTGCCTTGTCTAGAGGGGGACTATTATTGCATTTCAAGAACACCAAATGGTGATATAGATGTCGTAGTAACGGACGAAGGAGAGGATGAACCCTATTTTGCTAGAGCTGTATTAGAGGATGAGTGCGCTATAGATAAGATTTCTATAGGTGACCCAATATTTTATAATAACATATTAGAATCTAAGCCCCGTGGTAAGTTTACTGGAGCATTTATGGACAACAAAGCCAGTATTATGGCTATGATTATGGCTATGGAACAGGTAGCCAAACTTAGAACGAACTACCACAACTTGTTTTTTGTACTCACTTCATTTGAAGAAACAGGCGCCTATGGCGCGATAACTGCTACAGCTAAAATAAAACCTGCATTTGCAATTGTTTTAGATGTTTTCCCTGTGGACAGTAGAAGTGAATTAAGTAAAGGGGTCATTATTAATAAGGGGCCCGTTTATAACCCTATGTTAGTAGATTATATAGTAAAAAAAGCCACTGATAATAAGATATCACATGAAGTATTAGTGCCCTCTCCGGACGGAGAGTCTGATGCTAATTATATAATCTGGCAAAATGGAGGTACTCCAGTATGTGAAATAGGTATTCCTTGTATCAACATACATTTTCCGGATGAAATGGTATCCAAGAAAAGTCTTTTATGCACAGTTAAACTATTATCTGCTGTATGTCTTGGAACAAGAGAAGTAACTAATTTGATTACAGGAGGAAGTAATGGGATGTAATGGTTGTGGGGGAGAAAAAGAAAAAAAGTTTGATAGTAGGGGTAATGTTATTGGGGCCCCTGAACTAGGTAGGGCAGAAGCTAAACAACACAATGCTGTGGCTCAAGAAGCTAGAGAAATGTCTTACGCTGAGTATTTAGCTAAACGACATGAGTTTAGAGAAAACAATAGACAGATGGGCAATGAAAAAGTTACTGAATTTTCTGATGAATATAAACGCATTCAAGTAGATGAATTAGTATCAGTATATAATCATGACGAAGTACATTTTAAGTTAACCCCGACACAAGCTTTAGCTGCTTTATGGGAATTCTGCCACCACCCTTCCTATCAAAAGGTAATAGGTGAATTTAAGGGTCTAAGTGAGCAAATAGACATTAAATACGCTGAACTTAAGAAAGATAGATTAGATCTAAAGTGGAGCCCATAGTTTACAAAACATTGTATTTTTACTATTATTATGATGAGTATGTAACGTAAATGGTAAAAAAAGTCCATCCAAATCTCAAGTTAATTTCACATAGCGGTAAAATACTAGCTTCTGCTCTTCTACTATCTAAAAAGTTAGCCTTGCCAGGTATAACTCCCGCCGAGATAGATTTAAAAATTAACAGCTTTATTCGTAGCCACGGGGCAACCCCCTCCTTCTTAGGGTTGGATGGTTATATGTATTCCACTTGCATTTCTATAAATAATCAGGTGGTTCACGCTGTTCCAACAAACTCACCACTAGAATATGGTGATATGGTAACTATTGATATAGGTGTTATGTTTAAAGGCCATTGTACTGACGCCGCAAGAACTTTTGTTGTTGGTAAACCAACCAAAGAACAACAAAAACTTATAAAGACTGCAAACCTAGCTTTAGATGACGGTATTAAAGCAGCTATAGTTGGTAATCGCGTAGGTGATATATCATATGCTATACAACGTTGTGTTGAATTAAATGGATTAAGGTCACCTTTAGAATTTGGTGGCCATGGTATTGGTTTCAAGCCCCACGAAAACCCGTTCATTTCTAATACAGGTATGAAAGGCAAAGGCATGAAATTAATAGAAGGTATTGGTTTAGCTATAGAACCAATTGTTATGTCGGGTTCAATAGGGGTGTTTATCGACGAAGTAGATGGGTGTACTTGTTATTCTGACGACGGATCTTTATCTGCTCATGTAGAAGATACCATTATTGTATCTTATTCTATTCCATTTATATTAACCAGGGAAACTTTAAGTGGAGGTATTGTATAGTGTGTGTTCCCTTGACCTGGAGATGTTACATGAAATATTCTATTCTCTCATGTTTTATGCTGGCAACGATAGTCAGTTTTGGATGTGGATCTTGCATTGATGTGCAGCAACAGCAGCCAGATAGTTTAGCGCAGTATAAAGAGTTTTTTGAAACACCTGAACAAGCTGAACAGGCATTAGTAGCACACATTACAAAACGAACAGTACGTGTTGTAATTCAATGTATTATTTATGATACCAGAACAAACGAGGTCTATAAGAAAAAGTATGATGCTGGCGGAGGTACTGGAGCAATAGTTTATTCTTCAAAAAATTATTCTCTGGTTCAAACAGCAGAACACGTAGTAAATAGGAACGATGCCAAAAGTGGCCACTATATACGTAAATGTACAGGGTTTAAAATTATACGTAAAGACGTTAATAATACCATAACAGATACTGTGGAAGGTAAAGTTAAAATCTTAGCAGTTGACAAAAAGTATGATATTGCTATGATTCAAGTTTTTTATAATTTTGGCGTTCAATCTAAGATAGCTAAAAAAACATACCTAGGCCAAAGCGTCAGAGTGATTGGATATCCCGCTAACAGATATGTAAGAGGGTCTCACCTATCCTATGAGCGTGGTTATATAGCTACTAAGAACATGGGGACCACTAATGTTAGATATGGCACCGCAGGATATTTTGGTAATTCTGGTGGGTCTGGTATGGAACCAAAACGGTGAAATAGTAGGAACTATAACTTCACTTGGTGGATTTAGAACTTTAATGGGTCACTACATACCTCAACAAAACCATTTATATGGCCCCGGTATAAAAACATTGAGAGCCTATTTTATTAAACACAGGCTCCAACACCTATTACATCGTTAAATAGTCAATATTCTTCACTTTACAGAATTGTTGTCTTATTGATAATGAGACTGGGCCTAATTTAGGCCTGGTCTTTGCTATGGTCACATAGCTTAATAAAAATAATTTGCCCAGGCCCCAGCTCTCCTGGAAGTGACTTCTGGACAGATTGTTCCCGTTGAATAATCATGACTGCCTACCCACCAAAGAGTGGGAAGGTCGTCCTACGCCTATTGTAGTAGGATTTAATTTTTATTGGAGGCTTTGATGGACAAAGTTGTTGGAAAAGTAAAATGGTTTCATGCCAAAAAGGGGTATGGATTCATTATTGGCCCTAACCAAGAAGATGTTTTTGTTCATTTTTCCTATATCCAGATGGATGGTTATAGGACACTTAATAAGGGACAAGATGTACGTTACGAGCTGACTGAGACAGATAGAGGCCCGCAAGCCCATAACGTAGAAATGCTATAAGCAAAATGNATTTGTTAGAGGCTTTAGAAAAAAAGAAAGCTATCGAAGAAGTTATAAAAGACAGAACAAATTCGATAAACAACAACCTGCAAGACCAGGTCGCACTTTCTGAAATACTAACTGACATAGATTCTCTTATAGATCAATTCTATGAACTTGAAAGACTCATACAGAAACGCTATGAGTCTACAATGGTTTCAAAAACCGAATCAATTTCTGATGTAATTTCTTATGTAGATGGGTTGTCAAGAAAAATAGAAGTTTTAAAAGATTTGCTATTAGGGGCAAATAAACTACATATCACAAATGATGTTGAGGCAGATGTTGATACACGAACTGTATTGACATCGATAAAACAATACGAAGAACTAAGAAGTGTATTAGTGAAAAAAATAAAAGACGTTTGTTTTACCGCGTCTCTTAGTGCCTAAGTCTATTATAGACTGTAGGCTGGGTGATCACCATACTAAGGAGGAAATCCAAATGGCAACATCTTTCATTGTAATGAAACACGGTGTTAAGACCAACATTACTTCACAAGGTAAGAAGACTGCTCTCGCTCACGGCAACCCCGCTGGAGAGGGCAAGGGTATTGGTAAATTCTCTACCAAGGTCCGTACTTCGGGTCCTGTAAGTGATTCTAACGGTCGTAATCACTAATTTCAACAAAATCCCCGCCACCCCGTGTAAATGGGGTGGCACAAGAGCGTACAGGGGGCACTGAGGCAATTAGATTGCTTTCTAGTACCACAGGTACCCAATAATTAAAAACCCCACACAGCGCGAATGAGCGCGTTTTATGGGGTACAGAGATTTCTCACTTCCAAAATGGCTAGGATTATGGTATAGACTATAGCATAGACTAGGGTATAGATAAAAGAATATCTTAAAAGATAAGATTAAGAATATCACGTAGAGTATTTTCTTTGAAAATACTCTACCAAGAGTCATAATCTCTATTAGTAGGGTTCTCTAATAAGAATAATAATCTTCTTATTTCTCTAACTAAGATATCTTATATATAAGATTTCTTAAATACACGCGCAGTCCCTAGACCTAGTCTATGGGGTAGATATAGTATAAGGGGTAGATTCTTTCCGGTACCATAAAATGACTCAAAAAGTATTGGGAGGGAATTGTTTGCAACTTTTGTAGAGCTGTTTCCCAAAAAAGATTTTTAATCAACAAGGTTTACAAATCTATCCTAGTGTATTATTTTTGTCCTAGGAGGAAGTTTGACGTGAGGTCTAAAGTTATAAATAAAGTTGTTCATATTTCGGACGATGACGAAGTCTGTTTTTGCGATGAAATCTTTTATAAAACATGCATTTCGAGAATTGCTGGTAATTTACCGTGTCAAGAAATGATGGTGCGTTTTACTCCGGTAGACAGAGGAAACGATTCAGATGGCACAAGGGGCGACGGTGATTTTCTTGATGTGTTGAAATCTAGTAGACAGTTTTCTAAAACTCTTGACCACCTTGACAGGATGAAGTAACATGATTTTAGGTTTAGCCGGTAAAGCGTTGGCAGGGAAAGATAGCGTAGCAGATTATTTATTAGACAATTACAACTTTGATAGAAAGATAGGATTTGCGTCTAATTTAAAAACAGCATGTGTTGAAGTCTTTGGTCTTACATATGACCAGGTACTTACACAACAAGGAAAGAGCACAAATCTAGGTACACCGGCTGAAATAACAAAGCCAATCTTAGAAGATTTAATAAGATGGATGCGTAAAACGCATGACGTAGCCTTAGAATCAAAAGATTATTCTACACTGTTAGGTGTTAAGCTATTAAAGCCTAGAGATATCCTGCAGTTTGTTGGCACTGAAGTTATGCGGTTTTACGTTTCTGACTATCATTATGAGGTGGTATTTCGTTCTGCTAACGCGGATGAAAACATTATTATTACTGATGTTAGATTTCAAAATGAGGCGGCTGGTGTGCTAGAACACGGTGGGTGTCTTGTTAGAATTGATAGACCAGAAGAACTTAGGGCACTGCACGGAGTGGTGTTGAATTCAGACCACCCTTCCGAAACAGCCTTGGACAACTGGGATACTTGGTCTTACAAGCTTAAAAATGATGGCAAGACTTTAAATGTCTTGTACAACACGGTTGACAAAATGTTAGTCAAACTGGAGCTAAGATAAAATGACTGAGATTATCCGTAAACCTAGAAGGCTTTATCCATTACCTGAAAACGTAAGAGAATTGGATATTCCGCATCCAGAAGTAGTTGCGGCTCGTCATTCACGCGTGCCTGTTTTTAAGGAGGGGTATGATAGGTCGTCTGGAGATAATCCAATTGTAGTCAGGCCTCCATCTAGTCCTAGCACTATTCTTTCTGATTTATAGGAGAGGTTTTAAATGTCAGCGCGCGAAGGTGCAAATAAAATGGATAAAGGCTCTCGTAAGTATAACGAGCGCATTCACAAGGAGAGTCGTTTTGCGGACACGCATAAGAACCTCCCATTTGAGTTTTCTAGGCCCACTAAACACAAACCAACTAATGTTTTGTTGATTTGTGATAATTGTGGGAGGGACCTGCATGTAACCGAGGATACTGTTGTAGTTATATGTGGACCGTGTAAGCATCTTAATAGAGTGAAAGACAAAAAATAAGGATTTACATTATGTCTTCTTGTTGGCACATTTGGGTAATAAAGCAGAATAAATTCGACTCCATTGAGTATTTTCTTGAGACAGAGGTTCCTGAAATGGAGGAAGTGTTCTTCCCAACAGTATTGAAAGAGTGTAGGATTGGAGAGCGACTGCACAAGCGCAGGGTTCCATTATACTCTGGTTATTTGTTTCTTCGTTACAGCGATGATGACAATAAACTTTATTACAAGATTCGTTCTAATCCATTTGTAACTAATTATGTTGGTGTTTGCCCACAGTCTTCTGTGGAAGAAATGAAGAAGAAAGAAGAGTGGAACGTTCTTAATAAACAAGTAGAGGTTGGTGATAGGGTGGAGGTTATTAGTGGCCCCTTTCAAAAATGTAAGGGTACAGTTAATTCTATAAGTGGTAATAAGGTTACCATTAAAGTAAATATGTTCGATAGAAGTATAGATTACACACTTTCCTCTGAAGATCTTGAAATAGTTGAGAAATAATGTCTAAGAAGAAGGATAAAGATATAGTTGTTGATGTCGAGACAGCTGAGGAAAAACTTGGTCCTGAGTTAATAGGTGAGATAGCTGATAAGGAGTGGAAAACTGCTCCCTTACCAACAGAAGAAGATTTAGCTAAGGAGAAACATAAGAGCCCTAAAGCTCGTAGTAATCCTAAAAGTCGTGCAAATCTCCTTCAATATCGAAAGGACAAGCCTACGAAGGCAAAAAAAGAGGTGGTAAAGGCGCTTAAGTTTCCAAAGAAACGTGCAGATGTAAATCCATTTGATTTCATTAAGCTGCCGGAAAATTACCCACAAGAACAAATAGCATCTTTCTTACCTGATAGAAGGGTAATGAAAGATGTGGAAGAAGAAAAAACTTTCTATACTGTTCTAAATTCATTTTTATCTGATTTTGATTTAGATGAGTTAAGTTCGTCTGATATAGAAGATGTTGTAAGTTTAGCTGTCAACAGGGTACTAGAGTATCGGTTGCTGGCTATTACTGCTTCTGACCCGAATCTGTTAATGGATGCCGCTGCAACTATTGAGAAGTTTAGGAAGCATTCCGAAAAGGTTAAAGGTAACCTTGCAGCCAGAAGGTCTGATAGAATTGACCCAAAAAATAAACAGAACTTTAGTATAGTGGACTTAGTATATGCACATGATGCTCAACAGAAATCCGAGTTCGAGGACAGGCTACAGTCTTTGGCAGAAGAAAAGAAGGAGTTTGAGCGGTTAAAGTCCAAGAAGTAGTTCAGTATGCGAAAGAGGCAATTTTCTGACAAAGCCATAGATATGATTGGGTTTTACAGGGACCACCCTGTATTCGCGGCTGAAGATTTATTAGGTCTAGATTTAGATACCCCTCAGAAGATTATCCTTGAAGAGATGTGGTTCAGACCATATACAATCGTGACAGCAGGTCGTGGTTGTGGTAAGTCCTTCCTTCTTTCAGTAGTTAGTGCATTATACGGTTTGTTGTATCCTGGTAAGAGGGTTCTTATAATGAGTCCTTCTTTCAGGCAGAGTAAAATGGTTTTCGAGGAATTGAAAAAAAGGCACACAGAAAGTCCGTTACTTCGTGAGGCCTGTCAAAAGAAACCTATCGTGGGTTCTGATAGGTGTTATCTTAATATTCGTGGTACAGGTGATAAGACTGGTTCTTCTATCGAAGCGTATCCATTAGGTGATGGTTCTAGGATTCGTGGTCTTCGTGGTCACTTCATCCTGGTGGATGAGTTTGCACAAGTACCAGAAGATATTTTTGAGATGGTTATTCGTCCTATGGGTGCTACTACGACATCTCCTATGGAAAATGTCAGGCGCTTGCAGATGTTAAAAGATAAGTTAGAAGACGGTATTTTAACACTGGATGAGTACGAATACGAAAGAGATGGTATGCAGACCAATAAGATTGTTGGTGTTACTTCTGCTTATTACCAATTTAATCATGTTTACAGAAGGATACAGAAGTACCAAGAAGAAATAGATAAGGGTTCAGACAAATATGGTCTGTGTTCTGTATCGTATGAAGACATGGCAGAGGGTTTCTTAGACTCTAACAATATTAATGAAGCAAAAACTACTATGAGTAGGATTGAATTCAATTTGGAGTATAGGGGTATTTGGGAATCTGATAGTGATGGTGTTTTTAAAGCCTCTTTGCTTGAGTCGTGTAAAACCAGAGCCTGCCCAGTTAGGATTAAAGGTGAGCTTGGTAAAAAGTATATCATAGGTGTTGACCCTGCCCGTTCTTCAGATGCTTTTGCTGTAGTAGTTATAGAAGTGGGCAATCCTTCATTTGTAGTACATGCATTTCAGGTTACGGGTGAGACATTTCCTAAAATGTCACAGATTATATATGATTTCTGTAATAAGTTTGATGCTACTTTAGTTATGATGGATGCTGGTGCTGGTGGTGGTGGTGTAGCAATAAAGGATATTTTATCCAGTGAACAGTTCTCTAAAGGCCATTTGATTTTAGATATGGATGATGATGACCACAAGAAATTAAAGGGACAACGCATTTTAAGAATGCAGGACCCTAGCCCAAGAACAAATGCTGAATCAGTCTTTGCTGCATTGAATTTGTTAGAGCAGGACCTATTAAGGTTCCCCTTGCAGCCAACAGATGGAAACGAAGATAAAGAGCATATCTTTGGTGATATCAAAGAAATGATGAATCAGATGATGCTGATAACATCAACCCAAACTAAGAGTGGGCTTGTCCATTTCGATATACCCGCTTCCGGCAAAGGTAAAAGAAAAAAGGACTTATATTCCGCATTTGTTTTAGCAGCAAAGGGACTGTATGATACAGTCGTTGCTCGTGAAGAGGAGACATACTATGTTAATCAAGGTGGGTTGGTAATACCAGTGGATAGAGTACATTCTGCTCCTCCTGTTATTAGTAATGCACTGAGAGTACCTGGTAGGCGATAAACATGGATAAAACCAATCTAGATTTAACACAGATTAAGAATAGACTTGACGCCAAGTTCCGAAATGTCAATATACATGATATCATTGATAATGAGGACGGTAGTATGTCTATACTTGTAAGTGGCCACGAGGACCATTTAGATACGGCCCTATCCATGATGAATACTGAAACTCCAACATATAAGTCGTTACCGGCGATAGATAGAGAAGATGCTCACAAGTTAAGAAGGACTAGGATGGAGACTGCATCCAGTATTAGAAGGGACCCCCTCGGTGGTGATTATTTAGACCTAACAAAAAAGCCTTCTGTTACTACTGCCAAACCACAAGAACTTTATAAGAGAGCAATGGAGTACTATAAGTCACAGGACGTATATGGTTCTGCTATAGACTTGATGACAAATTTTGCTTCGAAGGGATTGCGCAATGATATTGACGATCCTAACATTAAAAACTTCTTTGATAATTGGGTTGTGGATACTGGATTTGATGTAACCACAGAACAGGTTTTCTTTGAGTTTTTTAGAAGCGGGTTTGTTAGAACATATAAAGTGGTAAGTAAGTATGAGCCTAAAATTAATTATGTTTCTCCGATTCCTGGTCAGAAAATTAAGAAAGTAAAAGAAGACGTTGCATCAGAATTTCTGAAACAACACAAGGAAAGAGCAGCCCAACTGGAAAAAGAGAGAGCTAGCAAAAAAATATAGGTGGTCCAAGGATTCATTGCCTATAAAATACACTATTCTTAACCCCACCCAGATAGAAGTTGATAAAAGTTCTTTACTTATGGACCAACAAATTATTATACTTAAAGCGGAAGCGCTTAAAGGCGTCAAGGACCTTTTGGAGACTCCCCAGTCAGATTTAACTGATTATCAGAAGATAATTCTTAAAGGACTTCCATCAGAATTTAAGAAGGCAGCGCAAGCAGGTGAAGACCTGCCGCTAAACCCATACCTGGTAGGAGCGGTTGATTATCGTAGGCAGCCCTATGAGTCATATCCGTTCCCGCGAGGCATTCGTGCATTCGAGAGTATGGAATATAAGCGTGCTCTTAGAGAAGCTGATTATTCCACACTAGATGGAATTACTAATTTTGTCCTTGCTATTACTATTGGAAATGATGAATTTCCAGTTAAAGGGCAAGAGCAACTTGAAGCTGTGGCTGAGCTTTTTGATACCCCCTCTAAAGCGTTTAATGTAGTATGGGACCATACTTTAAAGGTACAGAGAATCGAACCTAGTGATGTAGGTGATATTCTTGGGCAGGATAAATATCGTCAGGTAAATGATGATATTACCGGTGCTTTTGGTGTTATCCGTGCACTAATTGATGGTGTAGGTAGCCCTAGTAAACCAGCAGCTGATTTGGCTGTAAAAGCCCTAAGAGAGGAAATCTATTACGCTCGTAAGCAGGTATCTCGTTGGATATATGCTGAGTATAGAGATGTTGCGGAAGCAATGGGGTTTGATAGGTACCCAAAAGTAAGATTTGATAATATGGTTCTGAAAGACGAGATTCTTATGATGAACGTTATTCAGGGCATGATTGATAGACGAATTATTTCTTACAGGACTGGGCACGAGATGCTTGGGTTTGATTTTGAGACCATGCTTTCTGAGATGGAGTTTGAAAGTAAATTGGTTCAGGATGGTACTCTTGGTGTTCTTGGGTCACCATACCAACAGTCGTCTGGTGGTAGCGGTGTACAGGAGACGCAAAAGACTCCAAAAGGTACACCATCAGAAGGTAGGCCACCAGGACAGCCTGCTAAGAAGCCTAGTCCTTCAAGCAAGCCAAAAAAACCAAAGGCAGATAAACAGAGTCCCGTCGATGAGGCATCATTAGAGACTTTGCTACAAGAGATGAGTATAGATGAATTAGCAGAGCTAACACACGTTGCTAGAAATATAACTCTTAAAAAGATTTCAGAGGATAGTGAGGAATAGTAATGTCCACTAATAAAATGAGACTATACGCAAATGTTCAAACTGGGGCACCCTCGCTTGAGATTTCTAATGCACTGGGGATACCAGCTCCGGAAAGTAGACAGCCGGATTTACAGTATATTACAGCTGTTTTTGTATCGTCTGGGTATAATCTTAATTCGGCATATTTCTTACCGTCCGAGCTTTATAAGTCTAGAAATACTATTGCTGAAAAGCCTTTAGATATCGAGCATGACCAGGAAAAAATTGTTGGTCATATGTATTCTAGTGTGTTTGCAAATAAAGACGGTTCTGTCTTTGACCCACACGAATTGTATGAGACAGTTGGTAATGATATAGATAGTGTGCCAATGGACATTGTCGCAGCAATGCGTTTATATAAAGCACGTTTCCCTGAGTTAGCCGAGGAGGTTGGCGAGGGGAAATATAAAGTGTCTATGGAGTGTTTCTATAGAGACTTTGATATTATTGTAGATAACATCATTATTCCAAAATTAGAGGCACGTTCTTTGGGTTTGGTAGATGTTATTAACAACGTAGTAACTGTTATAGAGGGCGCTGAAAAGAAAGGTAAGCATCGTGTAGGGCGTGTTCTTCGCGGTATGCTTTTCTCTGGTTGTGGCTTGGTGGAAAATCCAGCTAATCCAGAATCTGTTATTTTAGAGACAGCAGCCAACCAAAATGATAATTATATCTTGGATTTAACAAAGGTTGATAGTTACATGAAAGCTAAGCAAGAAAAAGAATCTATTGTTATTAACAGCTTGGAAGGTGTTGAGAAGGACCAAGCTTATATTAGTGCTTCTTACGGCGGATCTCATAGACACGAAGTTCAGGTTGATAAGGCAGAGACTTTTTTGGACGGCACACATACGCATGTGGTTTGGCCAGAAACCTTGCCTGACGATGTCTATTTGTACTTTGTAAGTGATGGCGCTCATCGTCATCCTTTCGACCAAAAAAATGGTAAAATTTCTTCTGAAGATGGTCATACACATAAGGTATATGTTGAAAAGAAAGGCGGTGGTTATTCAGCAATTGAGTCAAGTGGCCCTGTAAAGGCGCATGCTCATGAGCTTTTCGGTGTAGATGTAAATGAAAAGTATGACTATGATTCTGATAAGGTAAAACTTAAGAAGGGGGAGAATATTGGGGAGACCACATTTGGTGGTGTTCATTACCATGTCGTAGAGCTTGAAGACGGTACTAAGCTTAAGACCGTTACGCCTTCTGATATACTAAAGATGGAAAGTTCTATGGGTGATAAAGTAAAAAAAGATGCAGCTGGTACAGGTTGGGTGGATGGTCGTCCGCAATCTACCCCCGAATCATGCGTAAGTTTTAAGAGATATGTTTATGGTAAGGCTGGTACTGGTGGTTCTGGTGAGCCTGCAAACCCAGATAAAACTCCAGGTATCGCACAGCAAGTAGATTCACTCCCAGCTCCTACGGGGGGTGGTTCTGGTGGTGTTATTACACAGGACGATACAATTGTACATGAGAATTGGTGTGCTTTATTTGATTCAGCTTGTACTACACCAGGTGGGGTAGCAGTACATCCTGAGTGTTTAAGGCTTGTGTTAGATAGAACTACCAAGGACGTTGTTTCAAATTATTTCGAAAAGCTACAAGAAAATAGAAAATCAGTGGGAGTTACTAAAGCTCTTTCCTCATTAAATGATATTTTGGAGGAAACTAAGTTGGTGACCAATGTCAAATAGGGGTGACAGAAAGGTTATTTTTGTATTAATTAAAGGTTTATTAGAAACAGTAGAATTTGCTAACTCGTTATTGATAGATGTTTTAAAAAAAGAATATTCCGCAAAGTGGAGTCGAAAGTATATAAATGGTTTACCTAATGCTGCTTTTGCAGTCGTAGAAAAGGGTTACAGCGATGGAAAGGACAAAGGTGCAAGGCATTTACCGCACCATACCAAAGGCGTTAAGTCTGCCACCGAAAATTCATCCGTGGATTTGTCGCATTATAGGAACGCTTTAGCCCGAGTAAATGAAATAAAAAGTGTATTGGGGACAGAAGATACTTCTACTTTAAGGAAAAGAGCTGCATCGCATTTAGAGAAACATAGAGCAGTAATAAAAACATCAAAATCAAGTTTCAACCAAATTGAATTGTCTATTTGGGAGAAGTGCGAAGAGCTTTTTGCGAAAACTGTAGAACCGCTTCTTTCCGATAATGAACCGGAGGAGGATAATAATGGTTAGATATGAAGGCATTCCCAAGAAGAGGAGGCTATACGTAGATGATCAAGGTAGGCAGATTCCTCTAGACAAGCGTAGCGGGGCTAGCCGTTATTTTATGGTCGCATCTTCAGGGACGTTAACTGGGGGTGGCTTGTTGACTGTAACAGGCACTCAGTTTAAGCCCGACACTGTTGTTACAGCAAACTACAATGATAGTTCTGCTGGAACTGCCCCAATTGCTATCGAGCTTGGGGATGGAACAGTTACGTTTAAGGGTGATAACAGTGCAAAGTTTTACTATGTTGCATTCAACTTGTCAGTCTAATGACGTCTAGGTGTGTTCAGACCTATGGCTAATTTAGGAGGTTAATAAATGGATATCGACAAAGTCAGAGACGACGTTGTCAAGCTCGTTGAAGACATCCTAGACAAGAAGGCCTTAGCCGGTCTTCAAGTCGATGTCGAAGAGGCTTTGAACGAAGCTAAGAAATCTGTCAGTGATATGGCAGATAAGGTAGCTGAGCTGGAGGTCCGTGTATCTTCTGATTCCGAGGCCATTGAGGCCCTCGAAGCTTCGAAAAATGAGCTTGTGACAGAGCTGGCTGCGAAAAAGGACGAGGTCGTAAGTCTTAATGCAGAGAAGGAAGTCCTTCTTGCTCGTGTTGAGACGGCTGAGTCTACTCTTGAAACCATGGCGAAGGACAAACTTACGGACGACAGAATGGCCGATTTAGACGGGTTGAAAATTGCCCGCGCAGGTGAAGCCCGTGATAAACAGGCGCTGCTTGTCCGTGAGATGTCCGACGAAGATTTCGCGGCTTATAAAGATGATATGGTAGCCTTCAGGGACGAAATTGCTGCGTCTTACAAACCAGAGGAGCCGGCTGCTCCTGAGGCTGGTGCAGACAATGACGACCTAAAGGAAAATGCTAGTGCGACTGGAGATGAGGAGGACGATGACGTTCAAACCCCGCCAGTCGATGTAAAAGGTGCTTTAGAAACAGCTTCGGCCACATTGCCAAACGCTGAGACCTCAGATAACGATAGTAAGTGGGCCAACTTTGGTCCTGGTCTTGCTAGTTATCTAAGGGAACGTCGTGGCGAAGCGTCCAAGGATAATCAATAATAGGAGGATAAACATGGCGTTCGTTCTCAGACATCCTGCACAGGAAGTTCAGTTCTTTAAATTTGCGGCTTCTCCAACGGAAGACCGCCCTATTCCTGCTGGACGTCTCGTTAGGGTCACTGGTGATCGAGAAGTCGACACCATCGCTGATGCAAGTGTAGCAGCCCAGTTACCAATTGGGTGGCTCATGCAGAAGGTGAAGGATCCTTACACAGATTTCCCCGCTGGTTTCATGCTACGTGGAGACCTTGGGTCTTCCGACGCTTTTGTCGGTGACCCTGTTGGTGTCGCGTGTGGACCTGGGGCTGTTTATGAGACTGACCAGTATGTAGACGAAGGTAGCGATGGTATCGATGCCGGAACCCTATTGTACCCAGATGACGACGGAAAGCTATCTGATACCAATGCCGATTCTGCAGCAGCAGCTGCAGCAGTGGCAATGAATAGCTTGACTGCTACGCAGACCGCCGCTGGTGCAATGTTAATGATCAGGGCCTTGGTCTAAGGAGGTAGCTATGGATACTCTAAGGGAACTTAAAGAGCTATTTAGAACCACGGCTGCGATGGAGACCCCTGAAGGCCAAGTAGCATATAAAGAATTTTGTGCTGCAATTAAAACCCCAATCCTGCAAGAGATTAAGTATCAGTCTTCTGCTCGCGACTTGTTCGCAGTAGAGGTACTTGAGCCAGGCGCACAGGCTGTGTACCCTGTGGCTGACGACTTTGAACTGCCAGTATGGGTCCTACCGGGACTTGGCTATGTAGCCCAGAACTTTATTGAAGGCGTTGGTGAGGACGTATACGTCCCCACTTTCACCATTGATACTTCTGCAGACTGGAAGCTTCAGTATGCTCGTGAGTCTCGTGTGGACATCGCCGCTCGTGCAGCCCGTAAGGCTGCTGGCGCTATTGCTGAGTATGAGGAAGAGAGTGCGTGGCGCGTAATTGTGCCTGCTGGTTGTACTAACTTCGCTGCAACAGGGTTGCTTCCTGCTAGGAACGCACCTGTGTATGAGGTTGCAGCAGCATCTACTGGTGCTGGATACTTGTCTAAAGAGCTTATCAATCAGATGATCGTCGGCTATAAACGCGTCGGTCGCACACTAACGGATCTTTGGGTAGCTCCTGAGGATGCTGCTGATATCCGTGAGTGGACTGAGACAGACATCGACCCTGTTACCCGTCGTGAGATTTTCCAGGCGGCTGGTATGGGCGCAATCTGGAATATCCAGTTGCATGAGATGCGACATCTTGGTGGTCCAGGTAAGTTCAACATTAACGGTTCGACCTCGTTGTACGGCACTTTCTTAGCCGACGGCGCCGGAGACTACAATGATTATCACCTTGATAATCCTAATGTTGTAGATGCTGACGGTCAGGTTACAACTGCTGGTGAAACCCAGATTTGGGGCTTTGATATGACAGCCAACGATTCGTTGGTTATGCCTATCAAGCAGGAGTTCGAAGTATACGATGACCCAACTCTTCACAGGCGACAGAAGCAAGGCTTCTACGGCTGGGAAATTGTTGGCTTCGCATGCCTTGACTCTAGAATGCTTGGTATGGGCGTCATCGACCGTAGCCTATAAAAACAACAACTAAGTAAGCCGGGGTAATTCCCGGCTTACTTAGTTACAAGGCGCTGTAGCGCAGTTTATTTATTTTTATTGGAGGTGTTTTAATGATTAAGGGTTATGTTGTTAACAACCTTGGTCGCGGTAAGCATATTTTTAAGCAGAGTGTTTCTCCAGGGATGAAAGTACCTCTGGATAAGTTATATGACCAATACTCTGTGTCTTATGGTGGTGATTTTGATTTAGATTTTCTTGAGTGGCTAGAAAAAACAAAGATACCAAAGGGAAGTGGTTTTGATATTGTTGTTGAGGATGTTAAGCAGGATGTTGACACCTCTGTAGTCGAAGAAGAAAAACCAGTAGCAGTGAAACCGCAACGAATTCACCCTACTAACCTTACTGCGCGACAAATTGCAGATTTAAAGATAAAGGATAAACCGAAGTTGGTCCTGCAGGAAGTTATGAGCATACATAAATTACGAAGAGCCCACACTCTATGTAAGAATCGCCCCGGTAAGGAAACTCTTGTTAGACTTATCAGGGAACGTATGACAGAACTTTCGTAATAGGTATTGACATGTCGTACTTTCTTATTTTATTAGTAAGTATAGTAGTCAATGAAGGTCTGGCTGAGTTGTTGTCAAAGTCTGTGTTCTTTGGGCCATTCCGGTCTTTTCTGAGCAATAGGACGAACTCTGTATTACAGTTTTTTAGTAGGGCTATAGAGTGTCCGTACTGCAGCTCCGTTTGGACCGCGATGTTTCTTACATTGTTGGTGTTCATAGTTTTTACACCCTCATTTTTAGGTGTCGTTTTTCTTGATGCCTTTTTGTTCTTAGTGGCCTGCCATAGACTTTCTAATCATTTACACGATATTTCAGACAGGTACTTTACTAAAGAGTATTTGAAGTAAAGGAGTTGCCATGAGTAATTTTGTTGTGCACGACAGGGTTGGTGTTAAAGGCCAACACGTACCTGTGGAAGAGGATAGCTTTATAGATATTCCAGAAGAATACTATGAAGACTTGGAAAGGGTTCAGGTTCATGCTGTAGAGTTGGAAAATGCTAGGAATGAGCTTGGACGGTTGATGCAGGTGGTGGGTCATTTGACTCATGTCTGCAACACTGCGGATAGGAACTTAGCAAACGCTAAACAAGGAATAATCACAGGCATGGGTTTGGGCGAAGGTAACTGGGCTATAGATTTCGAACGCAGGAAGGTTGGGAAGGTAACCCCGGTTCAAAAACCAATGCCGCGTGTAGTGTAGCGGTGATATAGTATGTCCACAGATAAATCTCGGTTTGAGAACTCTATACGCTATGAAGTGGCATTGGAGGACGGCAAAACGTACGAGTATTGGTCTTCTTCGTCGGCGGCTGGTGATGTATCTTTGGGCAGTAGTCATGTAACTGGTAAGAATTCCATATCTTTTGATAAGATTAGTGGTGCAACAATGGCCACTATTTCTAGAAATCCCTCTGCTACTGGTGAGCTTGATTTAGATATGTTTTCTAGAACAGGGTATATCTATTTATGGGTATATCTTTCATCTGTAGCAGATGTAAGTTCGGTTGATTTTTTACTAGGTACTGATAGTTCCAATCACTTTAAATGGACAGAAAGTGTTGATACATTAGAGAGTGGGTGGAACGAGATAGCATTCAAGTGTACTGATTCTTCTCAGATAGGGGAAGGTATAAATTGGTATGATGTCAATTACATGGCACTGTCTGTTGTTTTTGATTCGTCTACTAATACACTTAGTGATATTTTATTAGATTCTATTACTATACAAAACCCCCTTCATAACTTTGGTATTGGTGGGGAGATTAGTTTAGATGATGATGATTCATGCACAAAATTAGTTGATGTAACTAATGGCGTTGATAACACTTATTATTATCCGTTTGATTTACGTGAATATAAATATTTTGGTATACAATTCATACTTAATAGCGGTTCTGGGACAGTTACATGTTCTGTGGAAATATCCGCTATGTGTGATGTTACTGATACAGTAGCGCAGTATGAACCAATAGTTTTTCAATGCAGGGAGGAATTTACACTTAGCGATTATGTTCTAGCCGATACCCCAATACCGGCCAGGTATGGTAGAGTTAAAGTTGTTGTTGATACAAGTGGTGCTAACGACGCTTCATGGAAGATCTATCTGGTTAAAACTGATTAAGGAGGGGTAACGTGGCTGTATATCGCAGTTCTGCTGTGTGTTTTAATTCCGGATGGGATGAAACATGCCTTCTTACACTAGGGGATTACTATTTTTGGGTTAGCGTATCTGGTTCTTTAAGAATAAAGGACGGCATACCAACCTATGATGGTGACGGCTCTCTTGTAGGTGCAGCTGGTGGCACCGGGGAAGTAAATACCGCCTCTAACGTGGGTGTTAGCGGAGTCGGTGTTTTTGAGCAGAAAGTCGGTGTAGATTTAGAATTTAAAACGATCGCTTCCGGCAGTAATCTTGTAAGTGTGGAGGACTATATTGCTGGTAGCCAGGTAAATATAGATGTAAGAAATGATTTACCAGAGTGGAATGCTTCCAGTATTCAAGGTAATATGGTTTCGTCCGGGGTTCCTGCCGATGAACAAATTATGCGTTGGGATTCGTGGTCTTCAACTTGGGTATATGAGGACCAGTCTTCTTCAACTAGTTCTTCTATAAAAAGGGGCATAGAACTTAAAGCTGTATTTAGTGGAAATCCTAAAACAGCCTCAGTGGTGTTTGCAACATCCTACTCAGGCACAAACTATTCTGTTACAGCTACGCCAGTGACGTCTGGTAAAGCACACTACTCAGTGTCTATCGAAGACAAGACGTCGTCAGGATTTGTAATAAATACTGGCAGTAATAATATCAACAAATTGATAGAGGTAGATTGGCAGACAATCGAACTCTAAGGAGGGCAGTAAATGTCATTCTACATTCAAGGTATTGTCTTCGATGAGCTGACCGGGGACCCAGGCAGTCCTGAAGAAGGCCAGCTTTGGTATAATACTACCGAAAAAAGATATAAGATTTATCGTGATGGTGGTACTCAGCAGTTAAACGATAAAGCTGAGCTAGATGCACATATTGTTAATATAGCTAACCCACATGCAGTTAGTTTAGAGGCTGCTCGTCAGGCTGGTGATACTATTTCCGGTTCTATTAATATGGATGGAAATAAGATTACCAATCTTGGTACTGCAACAGAAGATGGTGACGTTGCTTCTTGGGGCGACGTTAAGCAGCATGTAACTAACAATATTAATGGTTTAGATTGGCAGGAATCGGTTATTACTCAGGTAGAAGAGGACCCAACTTCTATTTCACCAAGTGAGGGGGATAGATATATTGTTCCGTCTTCCGGTACAGGCGATTGGTCAAGCCATGTAGGCGAGATTGCTGAATGGGACGGTTCTCAGTGGACGTACATATTACCTAATGAGGGTTATACTACTCATGTAGAAGATGAAGGGTCTAATTATACCTTCCCATCCAGTGGTACTGGTTGGGTAGATATGGGTAGTGTTCTTAGCCATGGTTCTTTACAGAACCTTTCTGCTGATGACCACTCTCAATACCACACTGATGCTAGGGCTTCTTCTTGGTTGGCTACTAAAGATACCGATGACCTAAGTGAAGGTTCTGGTAATCTATATTATACAGAGCCTCGTGTTTCGGCCAATGTTGATGTAGCAGCAAATACTGCGCATAGAGACGATTTAATTAATCCACATCAGGTTGGCCTGGAGCAAGTCTCGTCAACAGTATAGTACTTCTTTCGTGGTACTATCGATAGTGGATGGTAATAAGTATTCGTGGGTGTAGGTGCCCCTACAGTCGGTACAGATGTTACTAATAAGGACTATGCTGACGAGAATATTGGTGGTATCACCATTTCTGGTTCTGGTCCTACGGATGGTCAGCATCTGGAGTATGTAGCGGGTACCGGCAATTGGACGTATACAGATGCTGGGGGTTCGGGTCCAGGGGCAAGTGCTAAGGCTGGTGTTGAGTTGAAGGCTGCATTTAGTGGTAATCCAAAAAAGGCAACGGTTACTTTCGCTTCGTCTTATCCAGATACTAATTATTCGATTTCTTTATCTGCTGTTACAACTAGTAATTCTAATTTTGCTCCTATTGTAGAAAATCAGACTGTTTCTGGTTTCGATATTAATATTGGCGCTAACAATATAAATAAATTAACCAGTGTTTTATGGATGACTATGCCTCACGGCGAATAATATTTAGTTAGGAGCTTTTATGAGTATTAAAGCATTATCGGACAAGGTAGTTATTGTACGAGAAGCAGATGGTACAATAGGTGTAGATATTGATGAAACTAAGATTATTCATCAACGTTTAGGCGGGGTTGGGAAAAACAACCATTCTACTATTGATGACCATGTATCTTCAAATCTGAACCCACACAGTGCTCAAGCTAAACAGGTTGGGGCTGTGTCGGATTCAGACAAGGATAAGCCACATGGAGTTGCAGGCTTAGATAAAGATGGCAAGGTTGTGGAAGTCGTTATTCCTCAGTCTATTGCTAGGTATAGTGATTTGGCTGACCATAGGAATGCGACAAATAATCCACATGAAGTAAACGCTAAACAAATAGGTGCATTATCTGAATCTTTGTTGGGTGTGCCAGATGGTATTCCTGCGTTGGACGGTGGTGGACGTATACCACACGACCAACTACCAAAAGATTTAGTAAGAACAGGTTCTTTAAAGGATCATAGTAATTTAATTGGTAATCCTCATAAGGTAACTGCTAAACATATTGGGGCGGTTCCATCCCATGAAAAAGGGAGGCCTGGTGGGGTAGTGCCTCTTGGCCTTGATGGCAGGGTTGATGATGGGTTTTTATCCACGTCTGTTGCAAAGGACGCAGAGTTACAGGGTCATATAAGTGACAATGGTAATCCACATAAGTTGAATTCAACATCTGTCGGGGCTGTTTCTGCTCGTTCGGTTGGCGTACCTGATGGGGTAGCCCCGTTAAATAAAAGCGGGTTTGTACCAGACCATGTTTTAGCTTCAAATGTAGTAAGAGAAGACAGGATTGATAAACATGAGTCAAATAACTCCAACCCGCACAGAATAAACCCACAGCAAATCGGCGCTGTGTCTGTTGGTAGGGTCGGTGCCCGCGGAGGAGTAGCCTCTCTAGACGAACAGGGATTATTAAAGGAACGTCATGTGCCTGGGTATTTGGCACGAGTAGATGATATTGAAAATCATTCAGGTCGTTCCGACAACCCACATGGGGTTTTAGCTGAGCAGGTAGGAGCTTTGTCGGTAGACTGTGTGAATAAACCAGGGGGTGTTCCGCTTCTGACTGAAGGGGGGTTTATACCCGATACATTTTTGTCCTCAGCGGTCGTGACAGAGAGTAGGTTGAGAGAACATACGAATAACCACACTAACCCCCACAATGTTGTGGCAGAGCAGGTAGGTGCTATTCCAGTCGACTTGGCAGGGGCTCCCAATGGTATTGCTACTCTTAATTCAAAAGGCGATTTGAATGAGGGACAGATACCAGTGACCTTGGTTAGAAGGAGCGATTTAAATGAACACTTTAATGCGTCAAATCCTCATAAGATTTGTCCTGAAGATGTTCAGTATGATGAACCTATTTGGAATGCTGGTAAACTTAATAATTTAAGTTTACCGGAAAGAGGACCGTTAGATAAGCAAATATTAAGATGGTCTGAAGATAGGCAGTCGTTTGTATATGACCACGAGAGTATGGTTGGTGAGGTTAACCAGTCCGCTAATGTGGGGTATGGCCATCCGTTAGCGGTAGGTAAGCAAGATAGTTGTTTGTTGTTTAGAACTATTTCTGCAACAAAAAGTGCTCTTGTTTCTTTATCTACTGATGATGAAGACAACCACGAGACTATTTGGGTTGATGTCAATGAACATAATCTAGACCATAATAATATAAAGAACCGTGGTCATAGAAAACATACCGAAATAGATTCCCATTTAGACTCTACTGGAAACCCACATAAGGTTACACCAGAACAGGTAGGAAATACCGTTTCACAGTGGAATGCAAATAAGCTACTTGGTAGGGAAATTTCAACACAACGACCTGGAGATGGCCAGGTGTTAAAGTGGGATGCACGCGCTGCTCGATGGGTTCCCTCCAATGAGGCCGCTTCTGAAGCTGAGTCAAACGATGCAATGAATGTTGGTGCACGCGGTGTGGGGGTATTTAAACGTAAAAAAGACGCAGTTCTTGAGTTTAAAAAGCTATTGTCTGTTAGTAATAAGATAGTGTTAAAGGAAGATGAGAGAAATTCTGTTATAACACTTTCCTTAAATGAAGATACAATAGTACATGATAAGTTGTCTGGGTCTGGTAAAAATAACCATGCTGATATTGATAAACATATAAATCAAAGGTCGAACCCACACAACGTTACACCAGGACAACTTGGGTGTGAAAAGCCGGAGTGGAATGCGAATAAATTGAATGGTGTATTTATCGATACATCAGAAATACAAGATGGGGATGTGCTTATTTATAGTTCAAAGGATAATAAGTTTGTTCCGTGTGATGTAACTGAAATTGTTAGACAGGCTGTAGTTGAGTATCATAAGTAGGAATGAATGCCACATGTTATAGATTATCTTCTTTTTGACGAGTATACATCGGACCCTTCTATTGGTGATATACCAGAGGGGGGCTTTTGGTATAATACAACAGAGGACAGACTTAAACAGAAAGTAGGTACAGTTTCAGGTACTGTTATTCGTACTTATGCTGTACATGAAGATATACCTTTAGATTCAGTTGTGCAGGCAAACCTTTCACATTCAACTACTGTTTCTGGAAACCCTCATAATTTAGGAAAACAAGAAGTTGGTCTAGGCAATGTAGATAATGAGCCGCAATTATCCAGAAGCCCTAATGATTTTGGTACATTTAGTCCAAAAGTAGGAGTGGGCAGTTCAGATGTAATTTTAGTAGAGGATGCTTCGGATGGCGGTAAAAAGAAAAAAGTACAGGCGTCAGAATTTTTATCTGGTGGCTTTGATATAGACAATATTGTATGGGATAATGCGGGTGGCATTGTTTATGATAATGATGATATTGCGGTTCGGAGGGCATAAATGGCGTTACATAGAAATTTAGGTGTAACAGACGGCATCCATATACCCTATGCGTGGGAATATGCGGATGATACTGCTAGGACTACTGCTTCTGGTATGATAGTTACTGATGTAGGTAAGTTCTCTAGGCAGGTTGATGAAGATTCTATATGGATGTTGGTAAACCATAGTCCAGTAACATGGCAAGCTATTGGTGGTGGGGAAATTGTTCCATTTCATGCTAGTAGTCATTTATCTTCTGGTGACGATTCTATATCTATAGCCACCCCATCTATAGCGGGGTTAATGTCTTCTTCTGACAAGTCCCTTCTTGATAGTTTGGGGGCTGGTAATGTTGTTATGGCAGTTCGTAATGAGACTGGCTCTTCTATAGTAAAAGGTATGTTAGTAGCTCCTGTTGGTTATAGTATAGTAGAAAGTAGGGTACTTGTACAGCTTGCAGATAAGGACACTGTTTCAAAGAGACCGGCTCTTGGTGTTACCTCTTCTCAAATTGATAATAATTCTAATGGAGAGGTGGTGGTAGTTGGGCTATTAGAGGGGGTAAATACTTCGTCTTGGGATGTAACCGACCAATTAGTTTTAGGTGTTAGTGGTTCTTTACTTAGGCCTCCACCTGAGACAGACCCATTTACTGGGGAAATTCAGAATATAGGTAGTGTAGTAACATCTCATACTTCTACAGGACAAATCGCTGTTTCTGTGGATGGTTTAAATGCTTTTACGGCTGACTACTTTTTTGCTTCTTCAGGCACTAATGGTTCCCCGGGCCCATTGAATCCTTATGTTACAGATTCCGACCCACGTTTAACTAACCCAGAAAAATCATTTAGAGTTTCTCCTAGTGGAGGGGATTACACATCTATTAAAAGTGCTATTGATGCAGCTATTGCGGACGGTGCATCTTCGTTGGACCCATACCATATTAAAATATATCCAGGACTATATAACGAAGATCCCATGAGTCTCCCACAGGGTGTTGTGGTAGAGGCCACTGTTGCTCAGCGCTTGGATACAGTATTAATAAATGCGAATGATAATGCAGAGGATTTATTTACTTCTACTGGGGGGTCTTTAACTGGCGTTGAGTTACAAGGTGTTACTGATGTATCTAAAGCGTTAATACGGGCTGCAACACCGGGTACATTAACTGTTTTACATGGAGTA